ATACGCTTAAGGAGCGATAACATGGCAATAACTAACAACATAACACAGTTAGATAGCGAATACGGAATTGCGTTTGACGGTGCGTACTTTCGGATTGTCACAGCGGCAATCAGCCGACAACGTGGGACTGACCCCAAGTTTTCAGTAATGATTGACTTGTCAGCTTACGGCACGAGTAGTCCGACAGACGATACCCGCGAAGTAATGTTTCGTCGGTATAACGCCCCGCTCACAGAAATTGAAGCTGCCTCTGGCTCTGCTTTCCTAGACAAGTGCTACGCTTGGGTGATGGCGCAGGCTGATATGTCGGGCAGTAAAGCAGCTTAGGAGTAAGACATGAGTACACTACGGACAATTGGCAGTGGAGCGCTGGAGTTTATTGCGTCATCTGGAGCAATTAGTGACGCAGCAAATGTTAGCTTTACTCAGTTCAATAGTAGCATATACGACCACTATGCGTTTTTCTTTCAAAGCGTCATTCCTGCTACGGACAATGTACATCTTTACGTTAGAACTAGTACAGATGGAGGGTCAAATTATGATGCAACAAATGGTAATTATCAAGTTGGTGGTGGAAATAGAACAGGATTAGAGGTTGCTTATTACGTGGGGTCTGACAGTAATGAGTTTGGTGTTGGAGGGATTTTCTATATATACGCACCACATTTAGCTACATACACGTATGCTGACCATGCTAACATAGTATATACGTATGGTAACGGAACTGCTTATAGCGCAAATGCTGCGGCGGGAAATGGTGTAGTCCGAAGAGTGGCAGACGATGTTGATGCCGTGCAAATTTTGTTTTCATCAGGCAATATTGAATCTGGCGAGATTACAATGTTTGGAATAACAAATTCATAGGAGAGAATGATGGCGCGCTATCACAATTCAAACGGAACTAAAGTTCAGTTTACAGCAGACGAGGAAACTGCTCGTGATGCGGAAGAAGCGGCATGGGCTTCGGGTGCCAACACCCGTGCAGCGGCGTCTGTGCGCGAAGAGCGTGACGCGAAACTAGCTGCATGTGATTGGCGCGCGTCCAGCGATTTAACTCTGTCAAACCAGTGGCGCACTTACCGACAGGCGCTGCGAGATGTGTCAACGCAATCTGGTTTTCCAAACTCAGTTACATGGCCTACGGAACCTAGTTAATGGCAGATATAAATGAGCGCGTTTCTGCGCTAGAAAAGGATGTAGTTGCTTTGCAAACTGAGGTTAGAATCCAATTCAAGGAAGTCTTTACTCGGATCAAGCGGCTTGAAACTGTGCTTATAGCTACATCTGGTGCAACAATTATTATGCTTTTAACTATTCTTAGTAGGATGGGGTAAGCATGTGGTACATGTTTTTGTCCTTGTTCTTTATCTTGGCATGGGAGCAGAGCGCGTCCCTATAAAGTCTGAACTTTATTTTAGGCGAGTAGATATTTGCAACTGGTATGCTCAAGAATTAGTTCGTCGCTTTGGCTACCCACAATCTAATGACTATGGCACTGCTTACTGTATTCCTCAAAAGGTAAATCCAAATGAGGTAACAGTTTATGATTGATCCTGTTACTGCTTTCGCTGCTGCTAACGTAGCATTTAAAAGTATTAAGACTCTTGTTGGTGCTGGTCGTGAGCTAGAGGACGTAAGCAAACAGCTTGGTTCTTGGTATTCTGCTGTCGCTGACATATCTAAAGCTGAGTCTCAGCGTAAAAAACCCACTCTCTTAGAGAAACATTCTCATAGCGGTGACATTGAGCAGGAAGCAATGGACATTGTTATCCGCAAGAAAACTTTAATGGAGCGCGAGAAAGAGATTAAGTTTATGCTTAATATGCGATTCGGCCCATCAACATATGACGATATGTTGCAAATGCGTAGACAAATTCGTAAAGAAAGAGAAGAAACTGTGTATGCTGCAATGGAAGCTAAGAGGCAAATAGCTAACAACTCTGCTATAGCTGGATTGTCTTTAGGTATAATTGGTTTGCTTGGTGGTGGGATTTATTTAATTGTGTTGGCTACTAAATGATTTTTCTTGTTGCTTATTTTTATGCTGGTTTGGTTAATCCTGAGTTTGTTACTTGCCAGTTAGCCAAGCGCACTAAGATACAAGGCGAAATGGTTTGCATTTACAAAGGGCCAAATAATACGATAGGGTATCATTACCCAAGTTTTAGTTTTAAAGAATGTCCGAGACAGTTTCAGTGTCGTTATTCTCCTAATGTAAAACGGCGTCCAACTGTTAAAGAGATAATGGAAGGCTTACAAGGAGGCTTTGAATGACAATAGTTTTTTCTAAGATACTAGAGTATAAACTTCTGCCCCGTTTTATGATGTTTGTAATGACTGTAGTTTATGTGCGCTGCATTGAGTGGGCCTTATCTATGCCTGACATATCAACACAACAGGCTTCATTAATTTCTGTAGTTACAGGCGCAATGACAGGAGCCTTTGCCGTATGGCTTTCACATGAAAAGTAATGTGATACAGGTTCCAAAGCTAAGTGATCTTGATAGTCAGTTTTTGCTTTTAGAAAAACAAAAGCATGAGATAGAAGAACAGGCAAAACTTATAGCGGAGAGGGCTAATGATAGGTGGAATAGTAACCGCGATCAGCGGACTAGCTAGTAGTTACATAGACGGCAAGACAGCAGTACAAAAAGCTAACGCTGAGATAGCATTAAAGAAGGCTACCTCTGAAACTGATTGGGAACAGTCAGCTATAGAGGCCAGTAAGGATTCGTGGAAAGACGAGCTATGGACAGTAGTATTTGTAGCTATTCTTCTGATGAACTTCATTCCTTCTATGCAGGACGTAATGGCACAAGGCTTTGCTAATCTTGAAACCACACCGCTGTGGGTACAGTGGGGTATGTATGCAAGTATAGCTGCCAGCTTTGGCATTAGAACAATGAGAGGATTTAAAAAGTAATGGGTTATGTATTAGGCAAACGTAGTTTGCAAAGGCTAGGCACTGTAGATGACAGGCTTCAACGCATTGTTCAGTATGCTATCACTGTAACTAAGCAAGACTTTTCTGTAATCTGTGGCATTCGCACCAAGTCTGAACAACGTAAGTTGGTTGCCTCTGGTGCATCGCAGACCATGAAAAGTAAACACTTGGATGGTTTGGCTGTTGATCTTATGGCTTACAATGGCGGCGGTAGATGGGAGCTTAATCTATACGACGAGATAGCTGATGCTATGGCAGAAGGTGCCAGCTTTGAAAAGGTGCCGTTAAGATGGGGTGCAGCTTGGCACATCAATGACATTGGTGGTTGTGATCTTACTGCCGAGGGTGCGATGAATGCTTATATAGATTTACGCAGATCGCAGGGTCGCAGACCATTTATAGATGCGCCGCATTTTGAATTGATGATATAGAAAGGCCCACTAGGTAGCTAATCCAGTGGGCCTATGATAAGTCACAAGGCTGGAGGCTACGTACCATAAACGCAGTTTAGGCCCTGCCTTATCTGGGGGTGTTTATTAGGCTGATGAATACGACCTAGCCGACCGCCCCCTGCGTTATAAAAAAAGGGCGATGACGCAATGGAGAAACATCACCGCCCAAGGGAGGAAGATCATAAGACTAGGGAGAAACTACAATCTTATGCGGGTGACTACGATATACCGCATAATCTTATACAACTCAATAGACTTATATGTGCTTCCACCAATCGTCTGCTATCTCTGGCTCTACCGGCTCTTTGTAGTCAGCCGGTTCTAGCTTGTAAGCATAAAGTCCGTTGCCTTCGTATCGTCTTGATACAGTACGAAAGCCAAACTTCTTCTTTCGTAAGTCTCGCAATGCAGCGCTTGCACTTGCCTCTGGTGCGCCCGTTGCATTGCTTAACTCAGATAGCGTAACCCAATCATTTTCCTCCATGTATTGTTTTACTTTTTGTAACTGTGGCATGAGCCTGTTGAAGTCACGCTCATGCACATAGTCATCTCCATCAAAGTGTGGTTCATTGCCCATTAGAACGGCGGTATCTCATCGTCAAAGTCTATCTCAGGCACCTTAGCCTTATCAAGACTCTGAGTCTGCTGCTGCTGGCTCTCTGAGAGGGCGAGAGACATATAGTTGCCGCCATCTTTAGACTTCTTCCAACCTGCTAGTTTTAATTTGGTATCATCTACTGGCCCTGAGTAATCGGGTCGTCCTTCATTGCCTTGTTTATCGTTCTCAAACATAACGCCTAGCTTTTGATACACCTCAATGATCTTCATACCAGCTTTTGTTTGATCTGCTACAAGTACGATCTTACTATCGTGACCCTGATTGTTGAGCTTGCCCTGTAGTATCATGCGCTGCGTATCAAATGGTTTGAATGCTGCGCCTGAGTTAGTGTTGTCGTGTTCTGCCATGCTTTTGGCTCCTGTATTTACCAGCTATTGCCAGCGGTTTTACTGCCGCTATCTGCGGCGTACTTATTGCCGTCCATCTTCCCAAGGAAGACGTCAGCGTTAAACCCTAAGTGTGATAGGGCTTTGGTTAGGCCGTCAGTGACAGCCATCTTCGGTGCATCCTCGGCAAGTCTGCCTTTCTTTGCATCAAAGAACTTACGGCACCCAGTGAAGGGGCCAAAGGCATTGACCAACTCACCGTGCCATACCTGTACGTCTGCAACTACAGCTTTGTCACCGTTGGATAAATCAATGAATCTTGTTTGGTTAATCCAGCCCCACCCTTTACCGATGGGGCCAAACTCTGCAGTAGCGCAGCGTATCTGATACATAGGATCAATAGCTGTAAATGATCGTGAGCCAAAGCTCACTTGCTTTAGGAACTTAGGGTCTGATTGCTCAACCCTGTTCCATATGTCTAGGTTATCCATCTGCTTCTCCATTACGCAGTGTGTTAATGCCAATATTGTAGACACATTCTTTGTAGAATGCTTCTACCTCGTCCATATTTTTTATGTCACGAAGGCGTTCAGCTACATACCGTAGATTAACAACGCCTTCACGCTTTTGATTAAGCGCTGCCTTTGCTTCAAGTCTTGCTTTAGCAAGAGTAGCTTCAAAGTGTTGATCTTTTTTACTTGGACGTCCGCGTTTTCTTTTCTCAACCATTTGTATTCTCCTTACCATGGCTTTCGTTCTATTCCGTTTAGAACATTCTTTATGTTTTTTACTTTATAAAAGTGTGGGTATAATATTCTATGTTCCCTTCCTATGCTTCTATTATAAACTGGTCTAAACTCGTAAATAAGACTTGACTCAAAACACTCAGCTTTATCTTTATCTTTAAATTCTTGATAAATAATATGACCTCTTGCTGTACTTGCGTAAGGCTTTCTAGTTCTAAAGTGAGACTTTATTCTTTCTTCTAAGTTTTTAGACACACCAATGTAGTCTACATCAATGCCATATTTACCACGCATATCTGGTATAAAAGCATAAACCCCTATCATTGCTTTGCACTTTCTTTGCGTGTTGATATTCTAAGTGATCCGCGCTTGTCTCTGCGTATAGTTAACAAGTCACAGTACACTTCCCGTTCGTTATCTCCCACCATTTGCTTAAGACTTTTCTTGGCTAACTCAAACGATTTGGCATAGGCTTCGTTGCCAATGTAGTCGTGAGCTATAGATGTAAAGTGATTGTCGCTGTTAGCATCACGCTTAATCATATCATCTACAGGTATGTTATCTATCTTCATAGTTTCTGGCTGGTCGTAACCAAGTGGCTCTGTATCTGTATCTACATGATACCAAAATTGTTTGATCGCAGTCATCATAAGGTTAAAGTATGACTCGCTCCATGCAACGTGCGAACACTCCCATTTGTTGTTGCCAAAAAAAGCAGAGAGGAAGCATCCGTCTTTGCCAGACAGCTTCATGTAACACTGCAACTGTGGCATGTAATATTCAATCAACGCATCCATAGTGTTGTATGAATTGGTATGCTTGCACTCAACGATAGAATCACTACACATACCATCAATTGTACCCTTCATGGGTACGCCATCAACATTGCGTTGATATTCATATTGATGTTTAGTTATAAAGAAAGCACCGTCATCTGCTGGCATGTTTTCCTCAAACCACTGCATGTTGAATGACTCAGTGTAACTACCCATGCGTACCGCAAGGTTGTCGTTAAGATTAGGGCTAGGTATCTTGCCCGTCTTGATCTGCCATAGATCGTACCAATCTCCCTGCATAATTTTTACACAGTCAGACCCACCTATAAATCCTGTACGTTTCATAACATTCTCCATTGTTATCAAGGCTATTTGTACTGCATATGTGCAGCAACATCAACAGCTATTTTAAATAATTCCTCAAGCACCAGCACCAACTCGCTGCGCCATTGGGATATACTCATGTCTTGCTTTCTGCCACCGTCCCTTTCTATCTGCATTTCTATTAGGTGATTCAGTCTCTCCACTCGCTTCTCTAATATGCCAATCCTGTTTAAACGCGTTGTGCTTAGAGGTAAGCTCTTCAATCGTTGCATTGGCGGTCTTGTCACCTTGTTCCTCCCTTAGTCTAGTTTCGTAGGTAAATCTGTATTCATCCAGTTCATCGTCTGTAACTGTAGTTGTATGAACCAAGCCGTGTGATAGCCGGCCATATAGATAATCAACTGGCACATAGTCTTTGGCTTTGATTCTTTTTTCTATGGCAGTGAATGGATTAAAGTCCCACTCGCTCTTGCCTTCTGTAGCTACAGCACGATTAGTCTCGTCAGCAGCAGACTTGGCAGCAGTGACAAACACTTTGACAGACGGCCAGTTACGCGCTCCATGGATGGCGCGTACCTGTCTGTCTGTTCTCTCTAAAAACAAATCAATCAAGCCATCGTTGACATGATTGGGCATGATGCCATTGATGTCTTGCACAATGAACTTCATCTCTTGCAATAGAGTTTCGTTGGTCATGCCTTGCGGTGGTGTGTACCGCTTGAGTGTAGCTTGCAACCACTTGCCTATGGCTTGTGTTCTATAGTTATAATCAAGTTGTGCCATTGCGTTTATCCTCCAAGCTAAACACATTATCATCCCACTGTGCATTGAGTATGTCATCAAGGCGTGAGTCATTGTTGCTATCAAAGTGTGATAGATCATCTTCCCATCGCTCTGCGTTGAGCCATGTAGCAGGGTGAGGAATGAAACGTATGTCTGTGTTGACACTAACCAACTGAAACTTTTGTGCAGCTTCTATAATTACTTCTGCACTTTCTATTTCACATGCTTTGATAAATGCTATGCGAGCTACACCTTTGCCTATTCTTCTTGGGTATGACTGCCAAAATAATTTAAACTCTTCTGAGTCTGGAACTCTTGGCTTTCTTGCCATGCTATTCTCCTTGTATAATTTTCTCAAACTCTTCGCCTGACATTATGACTAAAGTCTGAGGCTTACCCGTTCTTCGTTTATAAAAGGCTATGTCTCTGCCTTCTAAGACAGTGAATGGACTAGGGAAGTTAGACTTATCTCTGTATTTAACTTCACCTACCAGCCATCGCTGTCCGTCCAATGTGAGGTGGATGTCTCCGCTCCATTCTCCACCGAGCGCACCGCTAAGGGGGACTCGCTTGCACTCAACGCCAATTGACTTGAGCCATTCAACGAACCATTTTTCATGGTAAGTCCCTTTGTTTTTATTTTTGTTTGCCACTTGTCCTCCTCATAGCAAGGCATGCACAGAAACCAATGCGTCTTAGGATACTTGCCCGATAATATAGCTACATAATACCTACACTCTTGATCGCAGTGATCGCAGTAAGCTGACTTACCTTTGTTTGATTTGTAACTCACAGTCTAACGCATCAATCCAGCATGATAACATAAAGCCGCTAGGTATACGCTTCTGTGTCTCCCACTTTTGCACTAACCCGTCTGAACATCCTATCTTAAAGTCTAAATCATTTTGAGATAGCTTTAAGTCTTTTCGTCTACTAATAAGTTCACCTATTATGTAGTCGTAAGGTTTCATTTTGGTGGGGTAAGTTTACGTTTGTCGTAATTAGGATGGGCGCCCATTAATAACTCTAGCATTCTCCATACTTTCTTAGCTGTACTGTACCTTAACTCTGAACCATTGAGAGTTCTGTAATATGTAGAGGTAGGTACACCAGCTTTGATGAAGGCTTTAGCCAACGGTACATTAGCTTCCGCAGCTTTCTTAATTAGCATGTCATAATAACTATCCATGCTATCTAGTACTGCGACTATGCAAACTTGGTCAAGTGCTCCTTGATTAATTGCTTTGCTTTTTCTGTCAATGAATACTGCATCACTCTGCCTGTGCCGGAATGAAATACTAAACCCTCGCGGTTAAAGTAAGTGGGGTGCATTCGCTGTAGCTTATCTACTGCTGACTGTCTGCTTGTGTTTGATACTTCTGCAAGAGCTTTAGTCGTTATCATTTGCTTGCGTACTTCAAGTATCTTTGCAGCTAACAGTAACTTCATGCGGTGATTCGTAATTGTATTTGCCATTCCGTATCTTTCGTATGAACCTAACGCCATGATCTATAGCGTACCTTCTAAGGGTTGCTTGTTTAGTATCTAAGATACGAGCCGCTACATCCACAGTGTAATGATTACACAATGATTGTAGCAACTCTATCTTCTCTCGCTTGTGCCTTGCTTTAATCTCAGGCCAAGTCTCAAGGTAATCAGCCATCACCGCCGCACTCTTGGCATGTTTCATAACGTGTTTCTATGTACCCACCATTGACATAATCAATAACAGGTACATCCTTTTCCGTTACGCCTTTGCCATAGCAAGTACCGCAATAACTAGGTTCATCCCTGCATTCATTACATATAGACAGCCCATCATACGGTGGCTCATGCAAATCAAAAGTTTCATTGCAATCAGCACACTCATATTCAGTAAGGTATGTCATCGTCCATCTCCACTAAAGGCTGCTGATCTTCCCAAGCCTTAGTTGCACGTTGAATGAATTTATCTTTGTTGAAGTTGGGATTGGCTTGTTTCAACTCATCAGCAAAGACATGAAGGTGAGACGGCCAGCTAACTGACCGCCCCAACATATCAGCTACAAAATCAAGCTGCTGTTTCTGTAGTATCATCTTTATCCTCTTCATAATGGGGTGAAACATCCGTATCAATTACAGGAAAAAGATTTTTACATCGCTCTGCATATAAAGGAATTTTATGCACAACAATATTACCCTCATAATCTTTAGTAGTAATCATAAGATTACGAGAGCTAAAGTTATTGAATAACTTGGTAACTTGAAACTCAATCTTAATTACGCTGTGAATACTTAGTGAATACATGCGCTTTCTCCTTACGCTAGTTCTAGCCATGACTTGTGCTTCATGGCCTTAATGATGGCTGCTTCACGGATACGTCTCGCATTCTCTGGCGACTTTGCTTCGTCCGTGTGTGTAGCCCATGATGTTAAACAGTTATACAAAGCCCACTTGGTATTACCTAACTGCGCTCGTTCATTATCAAAGCCACCCAGTAGATTCTGTAACTGCCTGTCATTAAACTTAGCATGACTTGCCTTGTGTTGTACGTTACATACAGTCTTTTTAAAGAAAGACTCTGCTTGTTCGGTAGTGACAGGTGTACTTCTGTATGCTTCCCATACTCCCTTGCTATTAAGAAACATTTCAAGACCATCAGCTATCTTATGAGCCGAGCTATCTACGCTTACGTTAGTCGTATGCTTAGCCCATGTCTTAGCTACAGTGTCGGCAGTAGTGCAGCCATTGAGACACCACAAACGAAAGCCTTCTGCTGATTGTTGAAAGGCCCAGCTACCATCATAGCTATTGTATGCTTGGACACGGTACTGAATGTAATCATTTACTTCTGGATCATCCAACATAATGTCGTTGAACAATACCTCAAGCCGCATCTTAGCGCCGTTGTCTGCAACGTGTGTCTTAACGCTGTAGTCTGAGCTAATGTCGCTCTTTTTGATTGAGTCCATGATTGAGTTGACCGCATCACTGTGCGTGATTGGTTTGTACTTAGACTTGTGAGTGCCAAGCGATTCACCTGTGTCAGTGCGTATTAGGTTACGCATCTTAGGTATCTCATTGCCACGCATGTCTAAGCATGGCTCCATGTCAATCGCAAAGTCCCAGTCTGTAGTGTTCATAGTATCTAGCATTTGATTCTCCATTTGATTGAGCGTGAGTGTCTGTGAGACACCCACTTTAGTATGTTAAACTGAACGAACTTCTATCTCTAATTCGTTATTGATTAGATCGCGAATCATAGTATCAACTTCATCACGTTGCTCTGATGTTAAAACTGTATCATCAGTATGCAAATTAGAGAGTTGTTCTTTAAGCTCTTCGGCAATCATATTCTTAACCGCTTGAGTCAGTAGTTTAATTAGATCATCGCTCATTTCAATCTCCATTTGATTGTCTACGTTGTGAAATTAAAAAATGTTGATTTCGTTTCAGCCAGCAAAGCCAGCCCCGTATAGCACCGCGATAGTGCCAACGACAAACACGACGAGCGCGATGCCGCTGATCACTGCGTCCAACAGGTGTCTATTGTTCATGTGGTGTCCTCTTAGTTAGCTATAAAGGGCGACCTAAGCCGCCCTGTGGTGCGGTGGCTTATGCCACCCTTTCCCGTAGCTTGTTCATCTTAGCTAAGTTGATGTTAGTAACTTTGGGTGTGTTCTTGGGGGCTGATGGCATCCAAGTCTCACCGCCTGTGAGGTGATGATAAACCTCTTTGTCTGCGTCATGACGTACCTGAAGTTCGTCAAGCTCTGGCTCTAGGGTGGCAAGCCAATTGGCGCTGCGGTTCATGTCGTAAGCGTTCTCATCTTTGGTAGCCTGATCGTAGTCTGCAAAGGCGTCAGCGATTTGCTTACGTTTGAAGTTAAGGCTATTGTTAGATGTGAAGCAAGCGTCCCGAGCAAGACCGATAAGGAATTTCTCGTTGATGACACGGCCACCGACCTTATTGTCAGGATTATCATTTGAGTGTGTATGATATTTAATGACTGCCAGTTTCATGTCAGTAAGTGTAGGTTGTGCTGTTCTCTTTGTCATATCTATTCTCCAAGTTGTCTTGTTGCGAGGACCATCCCCGCAACGAGGACTTCATGCAGGGTAGACAAACGCCCAGCTTGCTGGGTGCTTGACGTTCGCCAGTACCAATTTGTCTCGCGAGGAATGGCCCGAAGGGACAGGGGAAATTGATACTTGCGAATGTTTTGGCGGCCATGCAATGAACAAACGAGTGCGGGGCTGGCCACAGTAACGACTTGGAGGTGCAGAGGTGTCAAAGCAGAACGCATGACCGGAACGCCACTGGCATGAAGCTGGCAGGGCGTGTGTTTAGTATGTATTTAGTATGTTCCTCTTTAAGGAGAGTAAACGTAGAATCCGTCAATAGCAGAATGACTGTGCATTGGTATGGGTTTATGCAACATAGGATAGGACAGGATTGACAGACGTTTTATCAAGCTGCTAACCGTGGGGGGGAGAGGGTGAGGGGGGGCAATAGCAGGATATAGATATGTTAGAGCAACGTAAATTAACCAAGAAACAGTCGTGTTTAGTAGATACGCTTGTAGCAACAGGATGCACATTGCGCGAAGCTGCTACAGAAGCAGGATACGCCGAAGGTGAATCAGGAAGAGTAACAGCAAGCAAAACGATACGCTTACCGCATGTGCAGTCTTACATGATGCAACGGGTCAACGAGCAGCTTGGTATGAATGCTACTGTGGCTGCAGCACGTGTTATGAACTTGGCTACGGGGGCTAGATCAGAGTACGTTCAGCTTGAGGCTAGTAAAGACATATTAGATCGCGCTGGGTTCAAGCCCATAGACCGTAGTCAGGTTCAGGTTGCTGGGGACATTCGTGTTAGCATTGATCTGAGTTAGTGGGTAGGGGGTTAAAAAACCGTGACTCACTGTTAGCTAGTAGTCCCTCACTCACATTATTCTTAAAAAAAGTACCTTTGCAAAAATATTATTTTGCTCTAGGGGTTTTGTTGAACAGGAGATTGATTTGCCACAAGAGTCTACCAAGAGTTTGTTAAAGCGTGCTGAGTCTTTAGAGGCTCGCATTCGTTCTATGGAGGATGCTAGTGGTGCGTTTACTCCTGCGATACCTACTAAGGGTCTTGGTTTTTTTAAGAAGAACGCGGCTCGTATTATTAATAGGTTGAAGGACATGCGGCAGGATCAGGTTCTTAGCGGCAAGGATTACAAGCGCATGAACAAGACTTTGCTTGAGTTAGACAACAAGCTGTTTCGTCGTGGCAAGCCTCGGTAATATAGGAGATTGATATGAAGACGGAAACAAAGCGGCCTATGGCTGGTAGGGCTAGAAGTTTATTAAAGAAGGTTAGTGCTGAGATTGACAGCATACCTAAGTACAAGGGTTCTCTTACTGGTCAACCTGCTGAGACACCATTGCAGATGGTTAGTCATAGTATTACTGCTGCTCGTCGCGCCATTCGTTTTCTTAAGAGCCAGCCTTCTGTTTCTTCTTTGGTTTCTAAGCGTAAGAAGCTAGAGGGCATAGTTAAGGACGCGGAGGAGTTTAAGAAGATGGACTTTAGCGGAAAGCCTAGCGGCGAGATGGGCAAGGCGACTACTACTCTAAGCAAGTCTGCTTATTTGAATAAGAAGCGCAAAGAGCGTAATCGTTGAGGGCTGGCGTATTAGCATCGGTATTAAGGATTCATCATGGCAACACCAGCGTGGACACGAAAGGAAGGCAAGAACCCGAAGGGGGGCTTGAACGCCAAGGGGCGCGAGGGAACGGGGATGAAGGCTCCAGTAAAAAGCGGAGACAACCCAAGAAGAGCCAGCTTCCTAGCACGGATGGGAAACATGAAAGGCCCCGAAAGGGACGAAAAAGGAAAGCCAACTCGTCTTCTTCTTAGCTTAAGGGTGTGGGGCGCATCGTCAAAAGCTGACGCAAGAGCGAAGGCTAGAGCAATTAGTAAGCGGAACAAAGCAAAGAAAGGGAAGTCAAATGCCTAGTGGTAAAGGAACTTACGGAACTAAAGTTGGACGTCCTCCCAAGAAAAAGCCAGCTATGACTAAGAAACAAAAGACATTACCGACTGCTTTAAAGAGAAAAATCATGCAGTCAAAGGCTAAGTAATGGCGGTTAATGCTGCTGGTAACTACACCAAGCCCACAATGCGGAAGTCTTTATTCAAGCGCATTAAGGCTGCGAATGTACAGGGTACTGCTGCTGGCAAGTGGTCGGCGCGTAAGGCTCAGTTATTAGCCAAGCGTTATAAAGCTGCTGGTGGCGGTTACACATGAAGAAGCCTCAGAGATCATTATTAAATTGGGGCAAGCAGAAGTGGCGCACCAAGTCGGGCAAGCGATCTAGTGACACTGGCGAACGGTACTTACCTAGTAAAGCTATTGCTGCTCTTAGTGATTCTGAATATGCAGCTACAACCGCAGCTAAACGAAAGGGCAAGGCTAAGGGTAAGCAGTTTGTGGCTCAACCGAAAGCTATTGCTAAAAAAGTAAGGCAGTATCGTACATGAGTTTTATATCTACCCTTTCCCTAGCAGAGCTAGATATACTTAGGCAGATAGTTAGAAAGGTTCATCTAACGTATGTGCCGCTGGACTTTGCCACCGACAGGGAATGCGATAAGATGATTGACGGCATGGCCCCTGAGACTGTTGATAGAATGTTGAGGTTCGGCAGACAGTACTGTGGTTGATTTTAAATACAAACCAGACGGAGAAACGCTTAAGGCGTTTATGAAAGACAATACATTCTTTCGTGGCATTCGCGGCCCTGTAGGTTCTGGCAAGTCTGTTGGCTGTTGCATTGAGGTATTTCGCAGGGCGCTTGCACAAGATAAGAATAGCAAGGGCATACGCAGAAGCCGCTGGGCAATTATTCGTAATACCAACCCACAGCTTAGAACCACTACTATTAAGACTTGGCTTGATTGGTTTCCAGAAGCTGATTGGGGTAAGTTTACTTGGTCGGTTCCATATACTCACCACATTAAAAAGGGTGACATTGATCTTGAGGTTTTGTTCTTAGCTCTTGATAGGCCCGAAGACGTTAAGAAATTATTGTCATTAGAGCTTACTGGCATTTGGGTTAATGAGGCTAGAGAAATACCCAAGTCTATTATGGATGCGTGTACTATGCGCGTTGGTCGCTTTCCTTCTATGCGTGAGGGAGGGCCGTCTTGGACAGGAGTTATTGCCGATACCAATGCACCAGAGGAAGATCACTGGTGGCCGATCATGTCTGGCGAGGTTCCGATTCCAGATCACATACCGCGAGAACAAGCTAAGATGTTGGTTAAACCTGACAACTGGTCATTTTTTACGCAACCTGCTGCCATGACTGAGGTTAAGAACGACGAGAATGAAGTGGATGCCTATAAGCCTAGTAAGAGCGCAGAGAATACTAAGAACATGATGGGGTCTTATTATCCTAATTTAATACAGGGTAAAACTAAAAGCTGGATAGATGTTTATGTTATGAATCGCTTGGGTTCTATACAGGACGGAAAGCCAATCTATCCTATGTTTGTTACTGACACACACGTTGCTAAAGAGGAAATCCCTGTTGCTGCTGGTTATCCTTTGTATATTGGTTTGGATTTTGGTCTAACCCCTGCAGCTACTATGGGTCAAAAGGTTAGAGGTAGATGGTTAGTACAGGATGAAGTCGTTGCGTTTGACATGGGTATTGTTAGGTTTGCGGAAGTTCTACGTGAGCAGATTGCTACTAGATTCTCTCAGTGTTCTGAGGTTATTATTTATGGTGATCCTGCGGGTGACTTTCGGGCGCAGACCGACGAATCTACCCCGTTCCACATACTTAGAGGTGCTGGCCTTAGAGCATTCCCCGCCCCATCTAATTCCGTGGATTTGCGCCTTGAGTCGGTATCTTCGCAGCTTAACAAAATGACAGAAGGCAAACCCGCTTTTCTAGTAGATCGCCGTTGTTCTCAGCTTATCAAAGGCTTTGAGGGTGGATACCAGTATCGCCGCATGGAAGTATCTGGCGAGAGATACGCAGATAAGCCTGACAAGAATATGTTTAGTCACATTCATGACGCGCTGCAGTATATGCTGTTGGGTGCTGGCGAAGGTCGGGCCTTGATGAATAATCAAAAAGCGGCTAGGCCATCTGTTGCCAAGAGGGACTTTGATGTATTTGCCAAGCGTAGTAGTCCCAAGCGCAGACAGGGACTATGGGCGCGTATGTAATTGTGCGTTGCTGATTGTTCTGTGTTGTGCTTATCGCTAACCAACAAAGGAGATTGCTATGTGCAAATTCATAAGTAGACCGCTTAGAAAAATAGAACGAGCTTCAAATAAACTTATTGGCAAGCCTTTAGGTATTAACACTAATATTTTTGGTGGTGGTTTAAATAAGGGCGGTGCGCCTATGGTGGATGAATCTGCAGAAGACCTGCAGGCTCTATCCGATCAGGCTAACGAAGAGTTGGCAGAAGAAAAGCAAAAAGCTACAGAAGACACTATACAGCAAACTACAGCTAAAAGATTTAGAAGCGGATCGCGTGGTCGGCGTTCTTTGCTGCGATCTAAGTCTGGTGGTGGCGCTGGGTTTTATAACAGGTTTCAATTATGATAGATGATCCAATAGCTAAAGGTTACTACGAGCATTACGCTAAGGCAAAAGCCAAGCGTGAAAACTTTATACCTTTGTTTGAAGAATGCTATGAGTATTCCCTTCCCCAGCGTGAGTCATTTTATTATGAAAGCGTAGGGCAGAGACGCGACGATAAAATATTTGACGAGACTGCTGTTGTTGGTGTGCAAGAGTTTGCATCCCGATTGCAGTCGGGCATTGTTCCTAACTTTGCGCGATGGGCTGATCTAACTGCTGGCTCCGAGGTTCCTAAAGAACAGCGTGATGCCGTTAATAATGACCTTGATGAAGTCACTGACTATGTATTTGAGGTTTTGCAGAACTCTAACTTCAGCCAAGAGGTGCATGAATCCTTTATGGATTTAGCCGTAGGCACTGGCGTTTTGGTTGCAGAAGAAGGCGATGCAATTAATCCAATACGCTTCTCTGCTATTCCCCTGCCTCACGTTGTATTAGATACTGGCCCTGATGATCGGATAGATCACATCTACCGTGAGCGTAAGGGCATTAGATATAATCAGTTGCAGGTTTTATACCCTGACGCTGAAATGAATGAGCAGATACAGAACCGCATGGGTAATGGCGGTAAGGATACAACGACTGTACTTGAGTTGGTTTGCCGTGATTACTCACAGAAAAACCAAGAAGTATATATGAGTTACGCTTACTGCATGACTACCGAAAGCGTGATTTACAAACGTGAGCTTAAGGGCAATGGCGCTAATCCTTTTATTTGTTTCCGTTGGTCTAAGTGTGCTGGCGAAGTCTATGGTCGCGGTCCTCTTATCAATGCGCTGTCTGCTATTAAGACAACCAACCTAACCATTGAGTTAATCTTAGAAAATGCACAGATGGCTATATCTGGCGTGTATCAAATGGATGATGATGGCGTCATTAATCCTGATACTATATCCTTAGTGCCAGGGTCCATTATACCAAAGGCTATTGGTTCCAATGGGTTACAGCCCGTTGCTGCAGCAGGAGACTTTAGTGTGTCTCAGCTTATACTTTCTGATATGCGCTTAAACATTAAACGTGCGCTGTATAATGACATGCTAGGCAATCCAGATAAAACTCCTGCATCTGCTACTGAGGTTGCGGAACGTATGGCTGATTTATCTAGGCGTATGGGTTCTGCGTTTGGCAGACTGCAAGCAGAGCTAGTGCAGCCAGTATTGCAGCGCGTTATTTACATTCTTAAGAAACAGGGTCGCATTGAAGTTCCTACTGTCAATGGTCGGGAAGTTAAAGTTAGGTCTGTATCTCCACTAGCGCAAGCACAGGCTAATGCAGATATATCATCTGTTGGTCGCTTTCTTGAGATGGTTCTTGGCACCTTTGGGCCGGAGGTTCTTAACCTACTAATCAATTCAGAAGAAACCGCAGCACATCTTGCTAAGAAGTTTGGTGTGCCTGACGGGTTGATTCGTGATCCAGAAGAACGTAAGCAGATAGTTGCAATGGCGCAGCAAATGCAAATGCAGCAACAACAGCAAATGCAAGAGCAACCGCCACAGGAACAACTGCAATAGGAGATAAAAGTTGGCGAAAGCAAACATCGGTATTGATGGAATACAACGCACAGCTAATCAAGATAAAGTTATAAGCACTACGATTGCTCATCTGTTTGAATCGGAAACAGGTAAGGCAGTTATGGAATACCTTAAATCTATAACAGTAAATCGTGTGCATGGGCCAAACATAACTACAGAAGAATTGCGTCATCACGAAGGGCAGCGATATATAGTTGGTTTGTTACAAGCTAGAGTGCAGCATGGTCATAAGGTAAAGCAAGATGTCTGAGTCATTATTAAATGAATCGCCTCAACCCGCAGAAGCAACTGCAGAAGTTACGCAAACGCCGACCGATAGACCGGATTGGTTGCCTGAGAAATTTAACTCGCCAGAGGATTTGGGCAAGGCGTACAATGAATTATCTTCTAAGCTGGGCGCAAAGGAAGAAGACCTAAAGGCTTCATGGCAAGAGGAAATGCAGAGAGAGGCTTACGCTGATCGTCCTGCTACTAAAGGTGATTACCTTCTGCCAGAAAGTATTGATCCCGAAACTGCAGTAGATAGTCCGTTGCTTGATTGGTGGTCTGATCATTCTTTTGAAAGTGGCCTTGGTCAAGAAGAGTTCCAAAAAGGCATTGAGTTATTTGCCGAAGCAATGAATGCAGGGCAACCTGACATAGAGGCAGAAACTAAACTGTTAGGTGATTCGGCAACTGATCGCATTGAGGCAGCTAGTTTGTTTGCTAATCAGTTCTTTCCAGAAGAAAGCCTAGATGCAATAGAACGTATGTGTGAAACGGCTGGCGGTATTGTTGCTTTAGAACACATTATGGAAAAGATGAAAGGGCCATCATTTGCAGGTGACTCAGCTATGTCTAGCCAGATTACCGAGGATTCTTTACGCAGTATGCAGAATGATGAACGCTATTGGAATCCGCAAAAGCGTGACAATGCTTACGTTAGTCAAGTAGATCAGGCGTATCGCAAACTATATGGCTGATCCTATTCTACAGCGTAGGGGCTTTCAATTAGTCCCTATGCAAAAGTCTCATGTTATGAAGTTCTACCATGACATAGCTCCGTATAGTGCGGCAGAGTATGAAGACGTTGATCTATTCTATGCCTTAGATAAAATGCAAGAAGAACAAGAGTGCATGGTATTAGAAAACCAAGACGGTATATCTGTGCAGCTTATTGGTCTACAAGCTACTGGCAATCAGCAAGTCTGTATGTGGTCTTTGTTTACTAAGCAAATGGATACAGATTGGCGCAGCGTTATTAGAGTATCTCCTGACATTCTTAGGTACGTTCATCAGACTTACTATGAGATAAATCTAAACATATCAGCAGAAAGCGAAGGCTCTCTTAACTGGGCATCATGGCTTGGATTTACACCCACTGGGTATATAGATGATGAAGATGGTACAACCTTAGTGCATTTTGTGCGTTGCAATCCTGACAGAAAGAATGTTTACGCTCTAGCGTCACGGCCCGTAATGCACTGAGTAGCCCGTTAGGATACCTACGTTGAGGATGCAGAAGGATACCCAGAGAACAAATGCAACCTTAATAAAGGACTCTTGAAATGGCTAATACAATTGATACAGCCTTCATCAAGCAGTTTGAATCCGATGTGCACCTAGCATATCAACGCATGGGTTCTAAACTGCGGAACACTGTTCGTACTGCAAACGCTACTGCGTCTGTCGTTCGTTTCCAAAAGATTGGTGCTGGCATTGCTACTACTAAATCACGCAACGGTAATGTCACTCCTATGGAACTGGCGCACACAACCGTTGAAGCAACCATGAGCGACTTCTACGCTCCTGAGTATATTGACAAGTTGGACGAGTTGAAGACTAACATCAACGAGCGTCAAGCTGTTGCTCAATCTGCTGCTGCTGCTCTTGGTCGTAAGACTGACGAGCTTATCTACACAGCTATGGATGCTGGCGCTAGTAGTACTCAAATCCATGATACAAGTTCGGCTATTGAAATTGCTGACATTCTATCATTGTTTGAAACTATGGGTGTTGCTGATGTGCCAGAAGATGGGCAGCGTTATTTAGCGATGCACCCTAAAGGGTACGCCGATCTCTTTGCAATTACTCAGTTTGCATCATCCGACTTTGTTGGAGAGCAGAATCTGCCGTTTGCTGGTGGTATGACCATGAAGGAATTTATGGGCTTTAAAGTATTCTCTACCTCTGCTGTTACAGCGGGTAAGAATATGGCTTATCATACATCGGCAGTTGGTCTTGGTATTAACGCAGAAGTTGCTACTGAGGTTAATTATGTTGCTGAGAAAGCATCTCACCTTGCAAACTCCATGATGTCTATGGGCGCAGTCGCTATTGACGCCAACGGCATTTATGAAGTTCTTGACAACAACTCTTAAGAAAGGACTTCATCATGGCTTATGACGCAGCAGGACTACATCGCATTGGGGGCGCTAGTGGCGCTGCTCTTTGGATGTATCGCACCGCAGACGCGATTGCGACAGTCAACACAGCAGGTTACTTTAATACTGCAGCAGCAATGCTAAATGTTCGTGATCTGATTATTGTGCAGGATACAAATGTACCGACTACTAATTTTGTAACTGTACTTTCTAACACTGGTTCAGTGGTGGATGTCTCTGATGGCACAGCCGTTGCTGAAACAGACGGCGATTAAGGAGAGGGGGTTTCGGCCCCCTAACCACCTAGTATGGCAAGCACAGCATCCGATAGCCCGATTGACATTTGTAGCCGCGCACTAATTCTTATTGGTGCAGAACCTATTACGTCATTTGATGATGGAAACAATGAAGCACTTGTTGCTTCTAATATGTATGAGGATGTAGCCCAATCAGCTTTAGTTAATACACGGTGGCGCTTTGCAACGGATCAACTTGTATTGAACCGACTTAGCGATGCACCTACTGGCAGATATGAAGCAGCATATCAAATGCCAAACAACTCACTTATGATCCACGCCTTAACGGTAAACGGATTTAACATTGAGTTTCAAACTTACAGTGACAATCTATTCTGTGATGCCGATGCTTCTGATGAAGTAGTGGCTGATTATACATACAGAGTTACCGAAGAGTATTGGCCTTCTTACTTTACAATGGCTGTTCAGTTTCAGTTGGCATCTGTATTTGCAGTATCATTAGCGCGTGATGGTAGTCTTTCTCAGCTTATGGATCAAAAGGGTGCAATGCTTATGGCTAAAGCCAGAGGTCTTGATTCACAATCGCAAACAACACGTAGGCTGGACACATCAAGATTTATCAGCAATAGGCGCAGCTAATGCAGAAGGTACAGGTTCCGATAACTAACTTCCAATTCGGCGAGGTTAGTCCTTCGTTGTCATCCCGAACTGATACTGCTGTTTATACGGCGTCTGCTCAGAGAGTGGAGAATATGTTTATTCGCTCTGAGGGTGGGGTTATTAAACGCGCTGGCTTGCAAAATTTATACAAGTACACTGACATAACATACAACTCTGCCAAGACTCAGCAAGCTAGGTTAATGCCGTTTATCTTTTCGGATGACGAGCAATACATAGTTTCTATGGAGAATGCTAAGGTGCGGGTATTTATTATTGATCCGTCTACTGGTGCAGTGTCATTAACAGCTACACTTACTTCCGATGTTGATAGCGCAGCGTTACCTTTCTCTGATTCTTTTTTACATGAATACACTTTTGCCCAGTTAGGTGATGTACTATTTGTGTGTCATCCTTTGTTTATGCCAAGGCAGATTGTAAGAACGAGCCTTACTGCATTCCAAGTAGAAACATTTACGTTTGATACTCGGTCTGACAAAGAGCAGATTTACCAGCCTTACTATAACTTTCACAATGCGGGTGTATCTTTAACGCCTAGCGGAACAAGTAGTAGTATCACCTTAACCATTGGTGAGTTTAGCGCAGAGGCAGATGACGATGGTATTTCTGTATCGGCTGAAGTAGGTAATGCAGCTAATTTAGTTCTTGGTGGCGCGTTAGCATCTAGTGGATCAGTTACATTTGTTTACGGTAGATTGGTTACTATCACATCTGGTGGTAATGATAGTGGTTTTGCATTTACTGTAACTGGCACAAATGTAGATGGCGATGCTCAAACTGAAGCTATTACTGGTGCAAATACTGGTGTAGCTACAGGAACTAAGTTCTTTAAAACTATTACACAAATTGCTGCTGCTGGTGATCCCGCTGGAACAGTAAAGGCTGGCGTTACTGACAAAGCTGCTGTGCCTTATTTTGATACTACTGGTAGTCAATCTGGTGGCAACTATGCAAGCTCAAAGCATGTTGGAGTAACCTTACTTTATCATAAGTCGGAAATACTTATTACTTCTGTTCAGTCTGGGACTCAGGCCACTGGCACTGTGTTGGATAGTTTGTTTGTGCAGCTTAAAGTTAATGCTCTTAAAACAATTAGTGGCTCAGCAACTGTAGAAGTAACTCATGTTAATCATGGTATGAGGGTTGGGGATTCTGTCACACTATCCGAATGTGCTGCTGTGGGTAATATTTCTACTGGCAATCTTAACGGTGCTAGAGTTATTACAGGCATCATAGATGATAATCATTATACCTTTACGGCTGGTGGTTCTGCTAACGCTTCTGTAGATGGGGGCGGTTCTCCCAAAGTAACATCTTCTGCACCTACTACAGATTGGGCAGAGCAATCATACTCTAGTCTTAGAGGCTTTCCATCTGCCATTACCTTTCATCAGAATAGACTTTGCTTTGCTGGCACAATAGCGCAGCCAGATACTATTTGGATGTCTAAGTCTGCATCTTATTATAACTTTGATGTTGGCGATGCTAATGATAGTGATTCAATACATCTTACTGCTAGTGTTGGTGAGGTTCAGCAAATCAGGCACTTGGTTTCTAACAGAGACTTACAGGTGTTTACTGCATCTTCTGAAATGTATGTACCTGCATTTCAAGACAAACCTATTACACCAACTAACGCACAGGTTAGAAGGCAAACACCGTTTGGTAGTGATTCTATACGTCCACAGGTTTTGGATGGCGCTACTATCTTTGTGCAAGCTGGTGGCTCTATTGTGCGCGAGTATTTGTTTACAGATTCAGAGGAAGCCTACACCGCTGTTCCTGTGTCTTCTTTGTCTTCTCACTTAATAGATAACCCTGTAGAAATGAATACTTTTTATGGGGCTGTAGAGCGTTCTGAAAGTTATGTTTTTATTAGAAACGCATCTGGCAAGATGGCTGTGTTTAATTCCAACAGAGCGGAGCAACGTGCTGGCTGGGCTGAATTTACTAGCCAAGGATTGTTTCACTCTACAGTTACTATAGATGATCGTGTGTTTGCTAACGTGGCCTTCCCGATGGGGAACGATACAACGAGGTATGTACTCTGTGAACTTAAAGCAGATTCTAACATGGATATGTCCAAGACCTATACCGCGACAAGTACGAACAATGGAATCTTCACTGTTTCATCAGACTTTGAAAACGGTGCTGTTGTTAATGTTGTTAGCGGTAATAACTATATTGGTGAGTTTACTGTTTCTGGCGGCAATGTTGATGTCAGTGCTGTAGAGGGATTAAACACTGCAGAGATTGGTTATAAGTTTGATGTTACTCTTAAGACCAATCCTATAGATACCAACACGCAAGCTGGCCCTGTGAGTGGTAAGATTAGAAGTCTTGCTAGTGTAATTGTTGATCTTAACTCTACGTTATCAATTAGTGTTAATGGCACTAACTTGGTTATTCGTCAGGTTAATGATGACTTATCTCAGGAACAGACTGCAGTTACAGGACGTAAAGAATTTAGATTGATGGGTTATGGCCGGACACCACAAGTAACTATTAGTCAATCAGCGCCGTTACCTTTACAGGTCAATGGCCTAATAGCGGAGTTAGTATTCTAATGGACCCAATAACAATGGCTATTTTTGCTAGTTCAGCAGTAAGTGCTTATGGTTCTGTTAGGGCTGGCAAAGCTGCAAAACAAGAAGCTGAGTTTAATGCAGCGCAGATGGAAAGAGACATGGAGCTAGGTCGCATTGAGGCAACTCAGAATGCAACGGCTATGGCCCAAGATTATGCAATGTCAGTATCAGCTAATGATGCTTTCTTTGCTTTTGCTGGCAGGGATGTAACGGATAGAAGTGTACGCGCATTTATGGAACGACAAGAAGAAATCTACAGTACAGACATTGCTAGGTTGGCATCCGATACTAACATGAGAGCGCAGAGTGTAGCGGCTATGGCTGGCGCAGAGCGTCAACGTGGACGCAATGCTTTGACTGCTGGTTATCTTGGCGCTGCTCAATCTATTGCTGGTGGGATTTACCAAGCTGGCACCGTTAGAACTGGTACTGATGTTAGCGGTGGTCCTACTACTAAGTCTGGTATGACACAACTAAAGTACACGCAAAGCAGAACTCTAGGGCCAGTTAGAGGCTCAAAAGGCATAGGCACAGGAAGAAGATAGATGGCTGTAATTCGTCAGAGACAACAGGTTTTTAGCAAGCCAATCGGTGTCACTCGCATGGACACAGGCGAAGCAGAGTTGTGGAAAACAGTTAAGGCTGGTGCCGATCAGTTGACTTCTATTGCCTTTAGAGAAGGGCAAACCATTGCCGAGGAAACTGGGCGTGAGGCAGGTTTAAACGCACCTATGAATGAAGTGCTTGGGCTAAATCCAGAGTCAGGAAAAGTTGAACCTGTTTCTGCGCCTAGAGGTTTTGGTAGTATAGCTCGTAGGGCGTATGAAAGAGTTGTTGATGCTAGGTTTATGGATGAAGCAGATAGTCGTTTAAGGCTAAAAGCTAAAGAGCTTGCAAGTAAATACAAACGCAGTCCAACAGAGTTTGCAAACCAGATGAGTAATTTTATTGCTGAATCTGCAGATAAAACTGCTGATGGTAAATATAAAAATATCATCTTAGACAATGGTAAGAAGTATCTGTCTGAAATGCAGATAAATCTTATGGATCAAGCGCGATCAAGAGCAAGGGTAAGAGAAGCGGAACTTGCTAATTACAACTTGTTAGAAGGTGTTAGCTTTTCACGCGATGCTGCAGAGCAAGGTGACTATGGTTTAGCTGCAGAATTATCTCAACAACAAATTCAAAAAGCGCGAGACTTATATGATGCTGAATTAATAAGTTTAGCAGAATTAGTTACACATCAAACTCGTTATAAAACGGCTGTTTCTCAAGGCGTAATACAAGACATATTTACTCGCATTCCTGATGGATTGCAGCGTAAGGATTTTTTACTTCATCTAAGAACTGGTGGTGCAGATGGCTCAATGCCACAAGTTTCATCAGATCAAAGTCTTGTTTGGGATTCTGAAAGGGGTCGTTTTATTAAACCTCTAAGCGCAGAAGATATTAATGCTGCTCGCCTTATACTTTTGCCAAGAATGTTGACAGATAGAGAATTTAGACAAGAAGCGTTTGGGACAATGATAGAAGCCTTAACGCCACTTGAAGAAATAGAATCTATGGCACAAGAGCTTGATGGCCTAGATAATGAGCAAAAAAGAAACAGAGCATTCTTAGATGATAATAATGCTGCAGATGTTTTGCGTTTTGCAGAATTATTAGATGCTAGAAAGTCTACTATTGAAGCCGTGGAAATTCAAAGGCTTAAAGATCAACAAGTATTAGAACATGCTAATGCAGCTAGAGTAATACAGCTTGAAACTATGCAAGACAACGAAGCTTTTGGTGGCGATGCTTCTCAGTTCTTAGAGCGCATTTTAGCAAATGCACAAGGTAGTCCTGCTTTAGATATGGTTGTTGGTGGAGAAGGTCAGCCAACTGTATCTGATAGATTTGGTGGCGTGTATAACGCGCTTCAAGCTGCATCAGGTGCATTAAGTGATGAAGTTTTAGAGCGTATTGCAGGGTTTGAAAAAAGATTTAGGGATGGTGAGAAGGGTTATACTATTAGTAAATTAGCTGCAGATCGTCAAAGCGTTCAGCGATCTGCTGTTACTGCTTTACTTGATCTTGGCTTGGCAGATGGCAAATCTGAAAAACTATTAAGTGCTTTAAACGGCGATTCATCTCAAGGATTAACTACTGTGCAAGTTGCTATTGTGCAAGGAATTAGGAGTAACGAAGCTACATTTGGCGACCTAAGTTATATTAATGAGTATATCAGTCAAAATAAATTAAGCGCTCTTGAAAAGAAACAAAGCAATTCTCTTAAGTTTCAAGCGGCTACATTGGGCAGCAATGCTATAAACAGTGGGCCTAGAGTTGGTTGGTCTGATGCTTACAATTCATTTCTTGATGAAGCTGGAAGGCTTGGGCTTGAAGAAGATGCATTAAGTGGCCCTGAGTTTGTAAGGCAACGTGATGCAATACGTATAGCTTGGTCTAAAAGTATTGTTGATAATAATTATTCTGATCTAACTGTATTAGAGCTTCAACATCTTAAAACTGCAGTTAAATCTAGGACTATTGATTCAAGTCTTAGTGACAAATCAAAAAGACTTGCTGCGGAAATCAAGGCAATTAGTGACGAAGATTTAAATGTTGAAGCAATAACAGGTCATATTGATACTTTAATTAATGATAAACAGAAGGAAAACTCACGCCAACAGGCTGTAAATATTATAACTAACAGGGCTGTGCGTGGAGAAATGGGTTCTACTAAAGAAGAACGCAATGAAACTGCAATGTTTGTTGATGAAACTATTATCTTTAGTGTTCTTGGTGCTAAGGCTTTAGACTCAGATGATCCTATGGCTATGTCTATGGCTGTGTCAGAGGCTATGTTGTCTCCAAAATCAATGACACCTGATGGTCAGGCAGGATTTGACGCTGTTACTGCATCAGATCAAGGAATGATTAGGCATCAAGTTCAACAAGGAATAATGCGCGGAGTTATTTCTAAAGGTTTTGTTGAGAATCTTAAGGGCATTGCTGTAGCTGGTCAGCAAAAATATACCTCTGATGAAGTTGCATTAACCATGCAGCACTTTGCTAATCTTGCTTTTTACAAAGATCGTAACGGTCAAGATTTAAATTTGTTAATGCAGTTTGAAGATATAATAGGCAAAGAAACTTTATCTAAATTAGAAGCAGCACATCATGCAAGTAAGTTGTTAGGCACAAACAATATGCAGGGCTTAATGCTGCAGATGGATGATAACGCGTTTAATCCAGAGTTTCAAAACAGGATGAAGGCTGAATTTCAAAATGGATTTGCCTTTATGGGCAAAAACGATGAAATGAAACTTTACTCAGGTGAAGCGAAAGATATGCTTGCTAACTCTGCTAAGTATTTGTGGATGGCTACAGGCGGCAATCCAGAGGCTGTAACTCAAAGCCTTAAGGCTATGTATGAAGAAAAGTTTGCTGATACTGATGGATTTGTTTTTGATGTATCTGCGCCAGAGGGTGTTAAAAGTAGGTTTGCACCTAGCATTGTGTTTCCTCAAGAGCCAGTAAGGGAAGCATTTTTAAATCATGTGGCTAGTGCACTTGCAAATAACACTGAGCATCCTGTTACTAAAAAGCCCTATACATTTGGCGTTAATTCTGGCGGCGTTGCCTTTACTGTATTTGGTACTGACATTCCTTATGGCCCACGAAATAATACTTTCCAAGCTGGGGAAGCATTTATTCATCCTATAGAAAAAAGCAGTGATGGAACTGTTTATTATCAAGCTATGGAAATGAATGAGTTTGGTGGTGTTCGTCCTGTTAGAACTAAAGATGGAAAGCCAATGTATTTCCATAGTAGAGAGCCATATCTAAACGACATGCGAAAACAATTAAGCCTACAAGAAAGCGCTGAATCAGAAGTAATGACAAGATTAGTAACTAGCCAAAAAGCTAGAGAGGTTGAGCAAGGTGTTATAGAAGGTGCGCCAGCATTAGGTCGTAATTTAATTGAATCTGACCCCGCTTTAACAGAGGCACTAATGTCAAGGCGTAATCAATGATAACACAACTTCCTACTACTAACTTTACAGAAAACTTTGAGCCTGAGTTTAAGCAATCTATAGCTTTTTCAGATACAGTAGGTGCAATGAATAGTATTGCGTATCAGCCGTTTATTGATGCGTATAAGGCTAGAAAAAAATACGGATATAAAGTTAATCAAGATTACAATGCAGCAGATAACATTGGTGAAGAGTACCAACCATATTTCAACACTTTGATTTTTGCTCAGAACGAACAACATATGGCTGATATGAAGTCTGGTATAGATGACAGTATAGCTAATCGCAGAGTATTAGCCAATTCAAGTGCTTGGGCTGTAGCTGGTGCTGGATTATTTGATCCTATTAACTTAATGCCTTTGCCTTTTGGTGGCGCTGGTATTGGTATAGTTAAATCTGCATTAAGAACTGGTGCCGGAGTTGGTGCATTACAAGCAGGTTTAGAGGTATCTAAATCCCCTTATGATCCTGTTCAGTCAATGGCAGAGGGCGTTAGCAATACTGCTATGGCTGCTGCATCTGGATTGCTTTTTGGTGGAGCATTTAGTGTACCTTTAAATAGACGCATTGACGCAGAGGCTAGACACAATAAAGCTCATATAGAAGCTGTAGAACGTCAACAAAACTTTGAAGATTTAGCATCACTTACAACCGAAGAACTTGCTGCAGCTAGATCAAATCCAATACGCAAACAGTTTGAAGATGATAATACAGATAGTTTAAAAGCAGAAGCTACACGATTGCGTGAGTCTGCTGTAAGTACACAAGGCCCAATGCCTATGGGTGCAGCAGAGCAAGCAAGACTAAAGGCAGTTACTTCTGAGCTTGCTGTAAGAAATTTAGATACTGTAGGCAAAGACCCTTACGCTATAGCTGCTGGTGGTACTGGCCCTATCTACCTTTCTACGCCTATACGCAGGGTGTTAGCCGCGTCTGTACCTGATTCAGTCAAAGAGCGTATGAGCCGTATGGCGTCTGACTCTGGATTGCTGCAAAACCTACACGTTATGGGCAAGACGCTAGGTGCTTCTGTGTATCAGCGCATGGCACCGCTTAAAGGCGAATGGGTTAAGGCTGATGCAAAGCTAACTGAGTTATGGGGTTTATCTATAGGCACAGACATTAAGAAACGTGCTGGCATGAACCTTACAGAAAAAACAGTTGCTCTTGAGTCTAAGTTTGGCAGCGGTCAACGACAAACTTACAATGACTTTTTAGTTGAGATTAACAGGCAGCGTATATTTAAAGAAGAACCTAAAACTGAGGTAGAGGTTGCAGCGCGTAAAGTGCTGGATGATTTCTATGATGTATGGGGGCAACGTTTACAAGATACGGGGCTTATAGGTAATAAGAATAAAATTGTTGCAGACATTGTTAAGGTTGATGGTAGGATTGCTGACCTTGAGGCTAGGTTAGCCAAGATAGAATCTAACCCTAAGTTTAAGTACAAAAAGATGACTGTTGCATCTATTCGCAGTCAAATGACTAGAGCCACCAAACGTAAAGAAGCATTGCAGGATTCTTTAGATGCTATTGCTGACGGCGATACAAAAGTTAATCCCGCTAACGAAGACTTCTTTAGCCCTAGATACTTTGACCATGCTACAGTTAGAGCAAGACGCGAAGAGTTAGAGGCTATTATATCTAAGTGGTATATGGATAATCCATTTATCTACGTTAAAGATAAAAGTGGTAAGGTAGTAAAGCAAAGATTAGACAGTAATAAAAAAGCAACTGACGCTAGGGCTAAGGCTACTGTAGACAGAATACTTAACGAAACTACAGAAGAAGCCGAGGATTTCTTTGGCTCTGGCAAATCAATGCACTTAAAGCACAGAGGCTTAGACATACCAAACAAGTTGGTTTGGGAGTTCATGGTTCAGAACCCTATAGATACTATGAAGTCATATGTACACAAAACAGGTGGACGTTATGAGTTTGCCAAGATGTTTGACGGGCAAGACTTTGACGAAATGCTAGAAGATGTACGCCTAGAAATGATGGAGGCTGGGCATTCTCAGCGTGACATTAACAAAGTAGTTAGAGACTTTGTGCATATGTATGACCGTGTAGTTACTTCGGTTATGAAGACTGACCCTGATCGTTGGGATAACAAGGCTGCATTTGTAATGAAAGAAGCGGCACAGCTTAACTATCTTGGTAGTGCTGGTCTTTCTGCTATTCCTGACTTTGGCCGCATTATTATGGAGCATGAGATAGGTGATGTTCTTAAGGGATTGATGGAGATACTATCTAACGAGCGTGTTAGATTAACTAGCGAAGAAGCTAACTTTGCTGGTGAAGCCTTGGAAATGAATCAAGGCAATGTTCACATTCGTATGGTTGATGACATTAGCAATAACCCTAGAGCTACAACTAAGTATGACATGATGAAGAATGCGTTTTATATTGCTAACGGATTGTCGCCTATTACTCAGTTTGCCAAGACACTAGACTCAATCATTCGCGGCCATGTTATAATCAAGGATTCTATAGCATGGAAGAACGGTACTATCTCTAAGCAGAACAAAGAGTATCTGCTGCGCTATGGCATTAGCAAAGAGATGGCATTGAACATTGCTGTTGCTCCATATCAAGTTACTGAAAAAGGGTTTTACTTACCTAACACTAAAGATTGGGAAAACGCTTATGCGTTTCCTGACACTGGTGAGTATATGCCTAATGCTAAGATTACCTATGGCGATACTGGCAGATATAGAAAAGACGGTAGTTATGTTGCAGCGGCAGTAGACTACGAGAAGAAAACTATTAAGTTTGACGTTGATTACATTAAGAGCACATTTGACGAAAAGCCTTGGACACAGCCAAAGGTAGAGGGTGTAAAGCCACTAGCAGAAAATGCGTTTGAAACACCGCAGCAATGGGCTAACTTTGTTATGATGCACGAAATTATGCACACAAGGTTTCAGCCAGAAGATTTAAAACTTAATCTTGGCAAGGGCAAAACTTATGACCGCAATAATCCAAAGCACTATGCCAAGTACGAAAACAAAATTAATGACCTTGCACTTAAAGAACACAACAAGCAGCCCAAAATAGAAGAAGAAACTCTAACAGCCTTTAGGTCTGCGCTTTCTAGCGGAATACTTAACACAATCATGATGGGTACACCCGCTGACAAGCCTATCTTAGTGGACGGTGTGGCGTACGTTCCTATGAATGTGGCACGGATGTTTGGAATGAAGGAAGATGCGCGTGTAAGGGGCTACTCACGCATTGAGAGTGGCCTTCTAGGGCTTCCCTTTCAGTTCTATAGCTACGCATTGGCAGCAACGAACAAAGTTGCAGGGTCATTTATGCAAGGGCAGATGAAAAATAGGTGGGGTGGATTAGCTACAGCTATGGGCGCTGGCTATCTATCGGTAATGATTAAGACGCCTAACTTTGCTTGGGACAACATGGATATGGAGGATCGCTTTGCTAGGGCATTTGATCAGAGTGGTGTTATGGCTCTATACAGTGATTTGTTTTACACTGCTATGTCTACTTCTCTTGCCCTTGGTGGTCCTAATATTAGCGGTGGAATGCTTAACCCGAAGTTCCCGCCGCGTGAGGGAACGATGGGAATGGTAGATGCAGCTACAGGTGTTGGCGGTGCTGGCGTTAGTATAACTACAGATTACGCAGAAGGCGTTGGTCAGTTTCTTAACGGTGAATACGGTGAGGGAGCTAAACAAATTATGCGCTCGTTGCCTTTTGCTAGAATGTGGTTTTGGAAAAATCAAATGAATGAGGCTACGAATGCTATATCCCGCTTTTAATTGTGCGTTGCTATGGGTTTTATCTACTGTTAGCAGGACCGAAAGGAGTGCAGTATGACTATTAGTTTAGCGCAAAACGCAGCGCGTGTATCTTACTCTGTAAGTGAGGGCGCTACACAAACATCGTTTACTGTATCATTTGAGTTTTTTGATGATGCTGATCTTAACGTATATGTAGATGGTACTTTAAAAAGTATTAGTACTCACTATACTGTAAGCGGAGGCAGCGGCTCTACTGGCGCAGTAGCTATATCAGTTACAGGAGCTACTGGCGGTAGTACTGTAGTTATTACTAGAGATATTGCGCTTGCTAGAACGACTGACTTTCCTACGTCTGGATCGTTTCAAATTGCCACGCTAAACACTGAGCTAGATCGCTTTACTGCTATTGCTGCCGACCTTAAAGATTCTTCTAATCGTTCATTGCAGCTAACAGATTTTGATACTGCAGTATCTCTTGTACTTCCTGATGTTAATAGTCGTAAAGGGACTGTTCTTGGTTTTAATGCAAGTACTGGTGCTGTTGAAGCAGGTCCAAACATTACTGCTGTTCAATCTTTAGCAGATGTTACTACATCCATTAGCCTTCTTGGTACAAGTGATGCAGTTAGCGATATGAACACGTTAGCTACAACAACTATTGTAAACAATATGTCTACTGTAGCTGGTATTAGTTCTAATGTTTCTACTGTGGCAGGTATAGCAAGTAATGTAACTACTGTAGCTAATGATGCTACTGATATTGGTGCTGTTGCAGGTAAAGCTACTGAAATAGGTCGGCTTGGAACAAGCGATGCTGTTGCTGATTTGGCCGTTTTAGGTACAGCTGACGTTGTTTCAGATATGAATACATTAGCTTCAGCTGCAATTGTTGAAGACATGAACTTGCTGGGAACATCTGCAAACGTCACGGCTATGGGCGTGCTGGGAACATCTGCAAACGTCACGGCTATGGCTGCACTTGCTGGCTCTAGCAGCGTTGAAATCCCTGCGTTGACCGTTAAAGCAGGTGATGGGGCAGACGGCAACTTTTTTCTAATAGCAGATAATAGCGATGATAATGGTGATGATTGGCTCATTGCCGCCAAACACGATCCATTAAAAACGCTGCAGATAACTAATAATTTTGGCACGTCAGGCGGCGTTATGCTGACGCTGACAAACTCCACAAACCTTACATCTGAAAGCACTGCAGCATTTGCTGGTACTGTTGAGGTTGGCAATTCTGTGAAGTTTGAAAACTCAGTAAATGGTAGCTATGTCGGGTCAGTCTCAGTAAAATCTGGAAGCACAAGCAACGCCGCACGAACAATCACATTGCC